CTCCGAGGGAAACCTCGGAGTTGTCTTGGCGTCATTGCCACAGGTCTTGTAAGCCTGCTAAGTCTGTAGCTTCTTCTTGAGCTACTGCCACCGTGCATAACACGTATGGTGAGTGCACTCTTCCATTTGGAGTACACTTATGCCTAAGCCCTATTCGAGGAACACACTGACCAGTAAAAATACCTGGTTACTTTCTGATACAGATCCGAACACCTATTGGACGCTGCCTGCCGTTAGATCGGTGGCAGCAACTAGTAAGTCTCTGTTCTATATCAATCCCTCGAAGGTACATGGGCTGGCTAGGCCTTGGTCGAGTGCCATTTACCAGATTAACTCTGGGGATGGTAACTCTTTTGAGGAACACGAGATCGGCGCGCGCACTGTTTTTGTTTCACAGTGGTGGGTTGAGGCGAGACTCTTTTATAGAGGCTTTAACCTAAGACCCAATCCGTACGCCAGTATCGTCTGGGAAGGGACTCCATACGAAATGATAGACGTAGAGTCAATCGCGTATGCCAAGCTCTTCTCCAGCCTGAAGGACGCTAGAACCCAGTGGAATGCCTGCGTCGCCATTGGCGAAGGTAGGGAGACCATGAAGATGATAGTGTCTACAGCGACTCGGTTGTTTCAAGGCTTTACCCAATTCAAAAAGGGTAACGTCAAAGGAGCATACGAGGCGCTTTCAGGGAGGAAGAAGCCTCCAATCATCCATGATTATCTGTACCGCGGGTTGAGAACCCGGGCGCATGATAAGAATAATTGGAAGAAAGACATAACTTCCAATTGGATGGAATTCAGCTTTGGCTGGAAACCATTATTGGGTGATATCGACTCTGCGGCTCGGTACCTCGCAGAGAAGCATGTGGGAAAGACATATCGTGTATACGAAGTGTCTCGCGCCCACAAGCTAGAGATTAAGTCCAAAACGTTAAGTTCGCGCCCTTGGCCGGACGGACAATCTTTTTCCGAGGATTACACCAAGGAAATGAAAGTCCGTTTTACCTATGAGCTCGAGCCCGACTGGCTGCGGAAGCCATCGACAGTTGACGAGCTGGGTTTTACCAACCCCGCCTCCGTCGCTTGGGAATTACTTCCCCTGTCGTGTTTTGTGGACTACATTGTCAACGTCGGACAGGTATTGGAGAGCCTGTACGAATTTAGACAATGGACTGTGCGACGTGGCCTGAAATCCTGGAAGTTTACCAGGACGAAGACCAAGACGATGGCAACCGCTTCTGGCGGAAGTTCTCGTCCAAGCCTTAGTGGCTTTTCGGCTATCATACCGAGCAGCCATGGCCGGTTCTCATGGATGACCTACCCTAAGCAAGTAGGCATACAGAAAGAATGCGGACGCGCAGTACTCACGGCCTTACCCTCAGCTGTTCCGCTGAGGATTAAGCCTGATAATCCCTTCGACTTCAAGAATGGCCAGTGGGCGAACATGATAAGCCTTGCTTATCTCACGTTCACTGGGGTCAAGCCACCCGGACGCACCTGAGCTGATATTGAGGGACAATAAAACTCCCTCTTTACTTTTCTGGTACACGGCGAAGCTAGAACCGAACTCAACCTCAACCTCCTATGGAGATTTAAACTATGGCCGCATTCGGCACACTGTCCATCAACGATGGTCAAACCACTCCGGTGGCGCATTCCTTCACAACGGGCCCGCAAACTATCCTTCCCGACGGCGCTCTGCGCTTTGTCTGGATGGATTTCTCCGTCAACAGCGGCGTTGCAATCGGTGCCAACCGCCTGCAGATGGACGTTCGTATGCCAACCTTTGGTGGCCGCAAGAAAACCCGCATCGCGGGCGAATCTTCGCAGCAACTGTCGGTGGCGCACTCGTTCATCTTGCCGACGCTTGAAACCTTGAGCAACAACACTGCCAGCGGCATCAATCCGCAACCTACTCATGCCTTCGACACCGTCGTTTGGCAGAAGTTGGTGCGGAATGGTCGTTGTGGTACCCAACCCGTGAAGGACGCCCTGGCGTTTAACCGCAACTTCACGAACCTGACGGCTTATACCGACACCGTGCTGAACTACAGCCCGCCGGGTAACTAACCGGAGTCGCAGAAATGCGACCCTGGCTAGTCCGGCTGGCCTTAAATCCAGTCTCGTGGAAACTGGCAGCTGTGTTGGCACTTTTGGTGCTTGACATACTGCTGGAATCTGGTTTAAGCCACGTCCTCCGAGCTCACCTTTGGGAGCTCGTCATCATACTTAAGGATTCCTGATGACATCGAACCTGAAACCCCTCGCCGCTAGTTTTCTGTACATCACGACTATCCGTCAGTTACGGGAACTGGTCTATCAACTGGCTTGCCCTGCGATTACCTTGGTAATCGAGGACGACCGGCTGGTGATCAGCAACCGCGATTGGTGTGATAACGTACCGTACATGTACAAGCGGTTATACTACACGGGACTCGCGTTCTGGAAAGAGCGCTCACGTCCCGAGTATAGGAGGTATCAAAGTCTGCTAGTTCCGTTCAGCGGACGCTGCGAGAAGCCCAACATGGCATTTCTGTCAGCTTCGACCAAAGAACAACACGCCGACTGGTGGGCGGTACCGGAAGCAGGATTTATTCTGACTTTCGATCACACGCTCGCCTACGAAGGCGTTTCTTGTACTAAGGCCGGAACTCAAGAGTGCTATGAGAAGCTTTCCGCTGTCTACCAAAACGGAGCCGTCTATGACGGCCGTATCTAGTTCCAGACCAAAGTCTAAGTCCGCGAGGACCCGACTTTACTGGGCATTGGAGGAACTCAAAGAAAAGCTTACCCGCGAGGGGAAGCCTCCAATTGAGTATATTCCAAAGGAGACTTTGTGGAAGGATGTCGCGGCAGAAGTTTACAGGGAATTAAACACCCCTGTGAGCCTTAAAGCTGCGATGATTCTGGGGGAGGACCCGCTGCAACTCGCCTCGCTTAAGATCGATCCACACGACTACAATTGTGTGGTAGATTTTGAGCGGGATCGAGCTGCAGTAGAGTTTCTCAGAAAGTTCCGGGGTCTACCTGGGACTACTGACGCCTCACGGCGTGAAGCTGCGCTTGCAAAAGCGCAGGAAGCGGAAGACGCATGCAGGCAGACTAACGAGAGAGTACTTGACTGGACCTTAGGCGCCGGCTTTCCAGCCGGGTTGGAAGCGACAATTCGTCGTGCCCAATTGAAAATAGCCTTTGTTCTAGGAGAGTACGATCTCGAAAAGCATCTGTCGGCATGTCGTTGGGGACCGGGCGCGGACGCGGATAACTCCCGTCCTTACGTCTCGTCCTACCACAAATTCAAGGGATCCCTTAGTGGGACTCTTGGTATTGCGGGTTATCTAGCCAGCTTTCTCGCTGGTAATAAGCTCTGGTCCACGTGGTTGAGTGGTCACGAGGATGTGGGAATTTTCACCCCACTTTTTCGACGGCTTATGGGTAATCGCTATACGACCGTGCCCAAACAGGCACTGAACGATAGGTCAATCTGTATCGAACCTGGTGCAAATATCTTTTTGCAATTAGGGTTGGGTTCTGTGATTCGACGCCTTCTAAAGCGTGTCGGCATTAACCTCAATTCCCAGGAGTGGAATCAGTGGATGGCTTGGTGGGCGTCGCAAGACGGCTATTGGGCTACCATTGATCTCACCGCCGCTAGCGATTCTATCGCTTGGCGGCTGATACAGTTACTGTTCCTCCCTCCTGTGTCGGACAATCCTGAGACGGAACGAAAGTTTCGCAACCTCCGGACCTGGTACAGGGTGCTCGATGATTTGCGTAGTAAGTTTACCAATTATGGGGACAATAAAACTCCCCTTTGGAAACTGAACCACAAGTGGTCATCGATGGGCAACGGCTATACTTTTGAGCTTGAGACACTTGTGTTTTGGGCTCTCAGTTCTGCTGCTGCTGAACAGGAAGGCGGCACATGCGCCGCCGTGTATGGTGATGATATCATCGTTGACAAGTATTCATTCGCGAAGGTTGTGGAAGTGCTTGGGCATTGTGGATTCTCGACTAATACTCGAAAGTCCTTCAATTCCTCGTACTTCCGCGAATCTTGCGGAATGGATGCTTTTAACGGTAAGATCCTCTCAACATACAGGCTCGAGACCCTCGACAATATTTCAGACACGTATGCCCTGCATAACGGTCTGAGACGTCTTGGGTTAAACCAGAGTGCATCCATAGTCCTTCGGGCAATACCCAAGGGATTACGATGCTTCGGTCCGTCAGAAGCGGGTGATTCTGTCCTCCATAATCCTGACCACTCCTTATGGGAGTATAAGGTGCATGGGAGAGAGGATCAGTACTTCTTCTGGGGGATCTCTCTGAAAACTCTACGCTTTAATCCGCTTGAAATGCGGAAAGAAGCTTACGAGCCTGCAATCCTCCACTCACTGGCATCATCTGTGCCCGCCGGGGATCACCCATTATGTGGGGTAAACCGTTGGGGCTCTGAAGGGTTTGCAACCCTTCCAGACGGTGTGTGGACTATCGGTCGTACTCTTCTGGGGCGTGAAGCCTTAGAGAGAGCGCAGTTCTTAACGGCTGCGTAAAACTTTGGGGGCACTGCCCCCTGCTTGGTTAAGAACCTGGAGGAGTCTTCGACTCTGCAATAAGGGAAG